AGGATCGCTCGCTGGCTGTTTTGAATGGCTATGCACCGAGCCCAGGCGCTATTGCGCGTGCTGCAGCGTTCCGTGACCGGATCAATGACCTGAAATCTGGAACCGTCGCACTTGCCAACACGATCGGAGACAAGCTTGTCCCGGTCTTATCTCCCATGGTCGACAAGCTCTCGGAATGGCTGAACCAGCATCGTGTGGACATCGCGGATCGTTTTGCGGATGCTGTCAAAAAGTTTACCGACTGGATCACTGCAGTCAACTGGGGAGGGCTGTACGACAAAATCAACAACATCGTCGATAAGTTCGGCGGTTGGGGTTCCATTCTTAGAGATATCGTCGCGATAAAATTCGCGTCGACATTGGCGAGTTGGACCGGATCAGTAGCGTCACTCACTGCCAGCCTATTTGCTGCTAAAGCGGCATCTACGGCGCTCAAGGCAGCGGCTGGCGGCAGTGCAGCAGCCGTTGCGGGAGGTGCTGCCGCAGGGTCTGCCGCCGCCGCAGCAGGTTCCTATATGGACAAATCGTTTTTGGGCCGACTGTTTGGATGGCGCAGTCTTGGTCTTGGCGCCGGACTCATGCTTTACAGCCCCGGGCTCAATAAAGGCGAGGACGAGACGCTGGCCATGCTTCGGCATGGTGCTGGCAAACACTATTTGAGCGCTTCGAAGGCATTGCCGGGTGGCGTCAAAGACCCCAAGACCATTGCCGCGGTCAATCGTTTCATGGCCATGGGCTGGACTGCCAAACAGGCTTCCGGAATTGTCGCCAACCTTGTTCAAGAATCTCATCTCAATCCCTACGCTTTGGGGGATAACGGCTCCGCTTATGGGATTGGGCAGTGGCATTTCGATCGTCAGGCCGATTTCAAAAAGGCGTTTGGCCACGATATTCATAGTTCGACGCTCGAAGAACAAGAACAGTTCGTGAATTGGGAGTTGCGGAAAGGCCATTCCTTGGAGCGTGAAGCAGGGGCGCGATTGAGTGGAGCACAGACCGCCCATGATGCGGCTGCCATAGTGTCTCGTGACTATGAGCGCCCCGCGGCCACTCAGCAGCAGATGGCCGAACGCGGCAACTTGGCCGAACAAATTCTGGATGCACTGCAGAAGGCAAACGGAGGCACGGGCAATGCCACCACGCAGCATCAGATCACCGTAAATGTCACGGCACCTGCAGGGACGCGAGTCGATGCGGCATCGGACCCTGGATCGGGTCTGCCCACCAAAGTTAATTATCAAATGCTGGGGGCGATGCCGTGAGCAGTAATACCGACGCCATAAGCTTTGTAGGCAGCATCGGAGGTGTGGCCAATGCTGTAGACGGTCTATTTCAGCCGATAGGCTCCGACTGGGAAAGTGCATTGCAGCCGGCTTCCTTCGGGGGCGTGCCTTTCGGGGTGACGGCAGCGAGCACACGCGCTGGCCGACGCCAGGTGGTGCACGTCTATCCCTACCGGAATGACGTTTGGATCGAAGACCAGGGAAAGCAGCCACGACAATTCCACATCCACGGATTCCTGGTCGAAGACAGTCTGATCTATGGCGGGGGCGGCGTCATCGCTCAGCGCGAAGCCTTATTGTCGGTTTGCGAGGCCGGCGGCACCAATACTCTGGTGCATCCGACGTATGGCGTGATTTCGAGCATTAATTGCCTGAATATCGAGATCGAGGAACGCAAGGACCTCGGCCGGGTGTTTGAATTCACGATGCTGCTCATGATTAGTGGCGTCCGGCAGTATCCTGGCGCGACCCAGTCGATCGGCGATGTTCTCTTGGCGGCGGCAGACTCACTGCGCGACGGTGCGCTTGTCGATCTGGCGCGCCATGTCGTAGCCGACGTCCAGTACGGCGCGGCCGTCGTGAATCAGGCCGTGTCGACAGTTCTGGGTTATTACCAAACCGCCGTAGGAGTTGTGAACAGCGTCAACCGGGTTTTCAACTCGGTTTCGACGCTCTCCGGAAACTTCGGACGCCTCTTCGGGGGCGGCAACACCGGATATTCAGGCGCAAACACCAAGGCGCCCATTACCGTTTCGGCGGAAGACCTTCTGGCTGCCAGTACGGCCGCCGCGGGCTTGGTGCTGGCTACAGGCGCCACGCTCCAGTTGGCGGCCGCCGATATCGCCGATACTGAAGACTATGGTGTTGCCGCCAATGATTTCGTCCAGTCCGTATCTGCGACTGCTGTGGATCCGTCCGATGGCATGACCATGCTGTCGAGCCTTGCCGATTATCAGGCGTCTGACAATACGACTGATTCGCCCATTGGGCAGGCGATGTCGGATATGGGCACGGCATGCGCGGCACACCTGCGACGTGTCACTGTTGCGGCTCTGGCAGAGACGTGCGCTCAGTATCAGCCTTCTTCCCAGAATCAGGCTGTTGAGATTCAGATTTCCGTAACGTCCATTATTGACTCGGAAATCCTCATTGCTGGTGATGCTGGCGACGACACGAGCTATGACGCGCTTCGCGCCTTGAGAAGGGCTGTGGTGACCGATCTGCAACAGCGTGGTGCTGGATTGTCTGCCATTGCTGATTTCAATTTCAACGCATCGCAGCCTTCTCTCGCCCTGGCCAATCGTATATATCGCGACCCGATGCGGGCTGATGGCCTGGTGCGTCAGGTCAATCCCATACATCCCGCATTTATGCCCACTTCCTTCCAAGCGCTGGCGAACTGATGAGCGACGAACTGACGCTGAAAGTCTTCAGTTGCGCGCGTCAGGGAAATGGATACACGCTGTCAGATCCGCGTGTCATTTCGGGCTGGCAGGAAGTGCGATTTACGCGCGGCATTGAACGCTGTCCGGCGGACTTCCAGATTTCCATGACGGAGAGGTATCCAGGTGCCTATCCGGTTGAAATTCAGATACAGTCTGGAGATTTTTGCGAGGTCTTCCTGGGCCCTGACCAGGTCATGGCCGGCTGGATAGATCGATATATCCCGAGCATCAAGGACGGCGCACATGAGGTGATTATCACCGGCCGCAGCAAATGTGAAGACATTGTGGACTGTGCGGCCGTCTATAACGGCTATCAGATCAGTAATGCGCCTGCGCTGGCTATAGCCCAACAGCTTTGTAAGCCGTTCGGAATTCAGGCCAATCTGGCAGCCGGCACAAATCAGGGCGCTCCCGTCGAACAAGTCGTGATCCTGGCTGGCGAAACAGCCTATGACGTGATTGAGCGGGTGTGTCGGTACCGGGCGCTCCTCGTCTATGACACGCCATCGGGCGATCTTCTGTTGACGGGCATAGGCCTGACGTCTGCGTCGAGCGGGTTTCAGGAGGGCGTGAATATTCAACGCGCCACGGCGATCTACGCCCAGGATCAACGTTTCAGCGACTATTACGCCATCTACCAGGGTATTGACCTGTTTGGCGACGTTGGACAAGCGCCCAACCAGATTGCTCACGTGGTCGATTCTGGTGTGAGGCGATACCGGCCGCGTGTCGTGATTTCTGAAAATATGATCGGAGGTGCAATCGTCGCAAAGCAACGGGCGAACTGGGAAGCCGCCCGGCGTGCCGGTCGCTCATTTGCCGTCAGATTGACCACCGACTCGTGGCGCGATTCCGCTGGGACCCTATATACGCCCAATACGCTGGCCCCTCTGATCGTTCCAAGCCTCAAACTGGGGAGTGTCCAGGCCCCTGTGTCTTGGTTGATTGCCGAGACGGTCTATCGCCGCGGGCGTGATGGAACTACCTGTGAGTTGGTCTTGATGCCGCCACAGGCTTTCTACCAAGAACCCTTCAGTTGGGTGCAACTAGCACCTGATCAAGTACTGGGTGGATAGTGGAACAGCTATTCGAGAGGTTATTTCGGCGCATCCAGATGCTCGCCGGCAGGGGACGTATTACCAACGTCGATGATTCCGGCCCTATTCAAATGCTGCAGCTCGAGGCAAGCGGCCTGGAGCTGGCAGACAAGCGCGCGCGGATTCAAGAGTTCGGGTTGACGTCGAACCCGCCTGTCGGCGCCGATGCCGCCACGCTGTCATTGTCGGGAGATCGCTCCGCCACGATGGCCGTAGGGGTCAACCACCAGGGAAGCCGGCCGCGCAATCTCAAGCCTGGCGAGACGAAGCTATACAGCCAAGATGGCAAATATGTGTATTTGACCGCATCCGGCGGGATTGTCGTCAACGCCAACGGCCAGGACGTGGTGGTTAATGACGCCAAAGACGTCACCTGGAACCTCAGCGGGAAATTAACGATCACGGCACCCGGGGGCGTCTCCTTCGTGGCACCTACCGTCGAATCGACGGGCGACATGCGAGACAACATCGAGTCCAACGGGAAAACCATGGCTGCCATGCGAGACGTCTTTGACAACCATGACCACGATGTGAAGGAAGTGCAATCTGGCGGCAGCACTGTCACATCCGAGAAACCGAACCAACAGCAATGAAAGGCGATATCACCATTTCATGGGATCCCGCGACGGCTCACGGCGATTGGGACTTGGCCAATGCGGACCTGGCCACGGGAGACGATTTGTCCACAGCAATCTTGATCAGTGTGTTTTCTGACGCGATGGCCGCACCTGACGATGTGATCCCAGACGGCACGAATGACCCGCGTGGCTGGTGGGGTGATGAATTCGATCCTACCCACCCGATCGGCAGCAAGATCTGGCTGCTCGATCGCGCCAAGCAGACCCAGGACGTCCTGAATCGTGCATTCAGTTACCTGTCAGATGCCTTGAAATGGCTCATTGACGATGGTGTGGTCGGCCGTTTCGACATCACCGTGCAGTGGGTTCGGGAATCATTTTTGGGGGCGCAGATCGTTGCGTATGCGCCTGGAGGCGCCACGATGCATTCTGGCCAATACCTGTGGGCCTGGAACGGAATTAATTGACATGCCATTTGCACGCCCGAAGCTTTCTGACCTGCGCAATCAGGTCATGTCCGACATCAATTCAAATCTGACCGGCGCCAATGCATTTTTGCGCTGGGCAGTTTTGAACGTCCTGGCCATCGCCCAGGCCGGCCTGGCGCACCTGCATTATGGTTACTTGGACTGGATTTCCAAGATGGCGGTTCCCTGGACGGCGGCGGGAGAATATCTTGCCAGTTGGGGGGCTTTTCGAAATGTGTACCAGAAAGAGGCGGTTGCGGCTTCCTTGACTGTCCAGTATAGCGGTAGCCCAGACACCCTCATCAGTAAGGGCATCAACGTCGTTCGCGCTGATGGTGAAACATACACCATCCAGGAGTCGGTCACCGTTGACTCCAATGGCAATGCGGTCGTGACAGTTGTTGACACCAAATCCGGGAGCGCTGGAAATTGCGACGTTGGTACGTCACTGACGCTGGCCACTACGATTTCGGGCGTGCAATCCACCGGCACGGTGACCGGTTCGATCGTAACGGGCGTGGATACCGAGGCCCAAGATTCGTTCAAAAAGCGGATCTTCTCTGCATTCCAACAGACGCCGCAAGGCGGCGATGCTGATGACTATGTCCGCTGGGCCCTGGCGGTTCCCGGCGTGACGCGCGCCTGGTGTTCGCGCAATGGTTTCGGCGCTGGCACCGTTGTGATGCGCTTCATGATGGACGTTGCGCAAGCGGGCAACAACGGCTTTCCCCAAGGAACTGACGGTGTTTCGCAATTTGATCAGGGCCCGGATGGCCTACCTCGGGCGGGAGTCGCGTCTGGCGATCAACTCACCCTGGTCGATGCTCTCATAAACGAACAACCCGTCACGGCTCTGGTCTACGGTGCTTCCCCTATCAAGAACGAGCTCAATTTCAAGATTTCTGGGCTCTCCACCAGCAGCACCGCGACCCGTGCGGCCATCTCCTCGGCAATTTCGGATGTGCTGTTTCGGAACGGTGATCCGCGGGAAGGGACGATCAACCTCAACGACCTCGAATCAGCGATCAATAGTGTTCCTGGAACCTCTGGCTGGCTCATGCACTAGCTAACTGGAACCGTCGACGGCGTTGGGACGACCTATACCGGAAACATCACTGGTGCCATGGGTGAGTTGCCTGTCCTGGGCACCATTACATACATATAGAAAAAAATGGCGTTGAAACTCACGGCCTCGGACTTCTTGCAGGCTTTCATGAAGCTTTTGCCTCGCGGCCGAGTGTGGTCGCGAGACACCAGTAGTGTCCAGAACAGGGCACTCTTGGGCCTGAATAGCATATACGAAACCAATACGGCGCGCGCCAATCAGTTGCTGATCGATGTCTTCCCGGGCACAACCTTTGAGCTTCTTCCGGAATGGGAAGCCACGTTGGGGCTTCCCGATCCATGCGCAGGGGAATCGCCAACCGTTCAAGCGCGACGTGACCAGGTGGTTTCTCGGCTGACGGCAACAGGAGGACAGTCGATTCCATACTTCGAAGATTTCGCGTCGAAATTAGGGTACGAGGTCACGATCAGCCAATTCGTACCGTCCAGGTTC